GGCCACTGGCGCTTTGCGTGCGCTGCTCGACTCTGCGCACATTCAGAACGTACCGACGCTGCTCAAGCTGAAAGGTGGACCCGGCGGTCAAACCCTGAACGTCCAGCCAACCGAAGTTGTTGAGATGGAGGGCGGGGCGCTGATTGATGACGTGCGCAAGCTGGCTATGCCGCTGCCGTTCAACGGTCCTAGCCCTACGCTGTTCCAGCTTTTGGGATTCTTGGTTGACGCAGGCAAGGGCGTGGTGCAAACCTCGTTTGAAAAGCTGTCTGACCAGAACCCGAACCAGCCTGTGGGCACAACTATGGCGCTCATTGAGCAGGGCATGGTGGTGTTTAGCTCAATTCACAGCCGCTTGCATGGCTCAATGGCGCGTTGCTTCAAGATTTTGCACCGGATTAACAGTGCGTACTTGACAACCGAAGATATTGAGGCACAAGCCGCTGGTATTGAGATCGATCCGTCTGATTTTGACGGTCCGATGGACATTATTCCGGTCAGTGACCCAGCAATTTTCAGTGAAACCCAGCGTTTTGCGCAAACTCAGGCCATCATGCAGCGTGCGCAGGTGATGCCGCAGATGTATGACGCACGAAAAGTGGAGGAAATGTTCCTTCGCAACATGAAGGTGCCTGCGAGTGAGGTGTTGCAGCCGTTGCCGGGCAGTGAGGACATGGATCCGGTGTCTGAGAACGTCGCTGCGGCCATGGGTCGCCCTGTTTACGTGCTGCCGTCGCAAGATCACATGGCGCACCTGATGACGCACATCCCGTTCTTGAAGTCTCCGCTGTTTGGCTCTAATCCAGCGATTGCCAAGACGTATTTGTACCCAATTGCCACGCATTTGCGTGACCACTTGCTCAATTACTATTTGGTCGAGGCGCACAATGCGGTTGACAAAGCACAAACTGAGAAGCTGATCCCTGAAGAGGCCGAAGATCAGGTCAAAGTCATTTTAGAAGTGCAAAAGTTCATTGAAAACCAGCTTGGCAGCTTTGCTCAAGAGCTTGCGCAACTGGATCAAGCCGCTCAGCAGTTCAAGCCCCAGCCACCGATGCCACCTGACAAGACTATGGAAGTTGCGCAGCTCAATGCACAAGTCCAAGGCCAAGCGCTGCAACAGCGTATGCAAGTTGATCAGGCTAAGTTGCAAATTGACCAGCAGAAGATGCAGTCGCAGCAACAACTTGAAGCGGCCAAGCTGCAAGCACAGCAGCAAGAGCTTGCACAGCGGATGCAGTCTGAGCAGATCAAGCAAGACGCCGAGAACCAGCGCACCATGGCTGACTTGGACGCCCGTGAGCGTATGAACACGGCTGACAACGATACGGCGAAACTTCTGGCCGCTGCTGAAATGGCAACTGGCGAGAAGGTCGCGTATAGCACCGGAACCGGTATTAACCCAAACCCTTAAGGAGAACACTATGAGCGACAAACCAACCCCCGGCACGGTCCCCATGACTGGCGCATTTGTAAAGCAGAAGCACCGCCTCGCGGCTGGCGAAAAGCTAGACGGTCAGACCCTGCCTGCCGCACCTTCGACACCCAAGACTCCTGCGTGAACATTGAGTCTCAACTTCTGAATCGCCTGAAGGCAGAGCAGCAGTCATTTGCTGTTGAGGCCTTGAGGCGACCCCAGACCCGCGATACTTTCGAGTACGGGTATCGCGTGGGAATGTTTGCCGGTTATGAGGCGGCAATCACCGTACTATTGGCACTTTTAGACGAGGAGAAAAACTTTGACAATGACTTATGAGAACGCATTAGCGGAGGCTTTTCCAGCAGTAGATGCTGGCATTCAGCCTTTCGGGAGCCGTGTTCTGATTCAGATCCGCACACCTAGAAAAAAGTCTGCCGGTGGAATCATTCTTGACATTCACGGTACAAATGAAACTGAAAAGTGGAACACTCAGATTGGCAAGGTAATTGCCTTGGGTCCGCTGGCTTTCAAGAACCGCAATGACATGAAGTCGTGGCCGGAAGGTGACTGGTGCAAGGCTGGCGAATACGTTCGCGTGGCTAAGTACGGTGGTGATCGCTGGGAAGTAAAGATCCCTAGCACAGAGGACTCTGCAATGTTTGTTATTTTCAACGACTTGGATATCATCGGGCAGGTAACTGGCGACCCGTTGGCAATCCGAGCATTCATCTGAAAGGAGATGAGTTATGGCTGAAGTTCTAAAAGAAGACGACGACGAAAAAGGTGGTAACGAGCAAATCGTTATTGTCGAAGATAAAAAAGATCTGACTACGTCAGAGGAAGACCAGTATGAGGAGGACGTACGTCCTACAACCTCTGCTGAAGAAGATGAAGGCGATGATGACGGCAATGACCCTGAGCGTGCAGCAATCCGAGAGCGACGCAGACTTGAAAAGGTTGAGCGCAAAGACCGGCGAGACCAAGCAATTAAGCGTGACAAACTTGAGCTTGACTTTTTACGCAAACGCAATGATGACCTTGAGCGCCGAGTATCTGTCCAAGAGCAGCGCTCCCACCAAGTAGATCTTGGCGGCTACGATCAGGCTATTGCTGAGGCTGCTAAACAAGCTGAAACGGCAGAGCGTGTCATTGCTAAGGCGGTTGAGGCGGGTAACGGTGAGGACGTGACGCAGGCCATGCGCTACCGCGACCAAGCAATCCAAAGAGCGCAACAGCTTCAGTATGCCAAGCAGCAAGCAGCGCAGCAGCGTCCCCAACCGCAGGCTCAGCAAGTTGATGATTTGACCATGCACTACGCCAAAGAGTTCATGTCCGAGAACCCATGGTATGACTCAAAAGGACAAGATGAAGACTCTGCAATCGTCATTGCTATTGACCAATCTTTGTCAAAAGATGGATTTAATCCTCAAACTGAAGAGTATTGGGACGAATTGCGCAAGCGTACGGCTCGCCGTCTGCCTGAAAAGTTCAAAAACCAACGCCAAACCGCTCGTGAGGAGCGCACCCCCCGTGGTGGCCCCGCTGTAGGTTCTGGCCGCGAACATGCGCCAGCAACAACGCGCAAAGAGATTTATATCAGTCCAGAGCGTAAGCAAGCCCTGATTGACGCCGGGGTATGGGATGACCCTATCTTGCGCAAGAAGTATGCGCAACGCTATTCCGAGTATGACCGTGCTAATAAAGCATAAATTTACTCTTTTTAATTTTTAGCTTATAATTGATTCCAATCGCTGAAAGGAGCGAGTACTATGAAAGACGAACGCTTAACAAAATCCGCAGGAGAAGGTCGTGAAAATCGCGCGATGTTAGATCGTGCAGTCACACAAAACCGAGAGGTGACCGAAGACGAGCGGGTTGAAATGTTCCGTCAGCAGTTTTTTCAGTCCTCTTTACCGGACTTGCCAAGACTTTCCGGCTGGCATTGTTGCTGGCTGACCACGACTAACCCTCGTGACTCGATCCAAATGCGGATTCGACTGGGCTACGAACCAGTTAAGCCTGAAGATGTTCCGGGCTGGGAATACGCAACCCTTAAAACGGGTGACTGGACAGGGCTTATTGGGGTGAACGAGATGTTGGCTTTTAAGCTGCCTATTTCTCTTTACGAGAAATACATGAAGGAGGCGCATCACGATGCTCCTCTACGTGAAGAAGAAAAACTGACCGATACGGCAGATTTTCTTGAGCAGCAAGCGCGTTCATCTAAGTCGCGGATTACGCAGGGAGATGGCAATATGGAAATAGGGCAACAACGGGAAGCTCAATTTGATCTTTCCTGACGCAACCTTTTAATCCATTTAGGAGCAAACTATGTCTTCGACTAGCGCACCATTTGGTTTTCGTGCGTCTTACCACAACAGTGGTCAGATGCGTCCGAAAGCCTACGTTATTGCGAGCACCTACGCAGCCAACATTTTTAGCGGTGACCCCGTTAAGTTGACTGACAACGGTGTAATTCAACTCGGTTCTTCTGACGGTACTCGTTCAGGCACCACCGACGGTATCTCTTTGCTTGGCATCTTCGCAGGTTGCCAGTATCTTGATGCCAGCGGCAAGCCAACGATCTCTCCATTCTGGCCTTCTGGCGCGACTGGTACTGAGATCACAGCTTGGGTCTATGACGATCCAGAAACGCTGTTCGACGTGCAGTACACGAATCCCGGCACACCCGGAACCACAACCGTTCAAACGGCTGTTGGCGAAGAGTGCGATTGGGTTGTGGCCTCGCCCGGTGGTTCCACCCAAACAGGCATTTCTAGCACGCAAATCGGTGTTATTCAAGCCACTTCGGGCCAATTCCAGATTACTGGTTTTGGATATGAAATCACTGACTCTCTTACTGACGCCTACGTAGTCGTGTCTGTTCGTATCAACGAACACCACTACAAAGCAGCAGTGAACTCGGTCTAAGGAGGAATAAATCATGGCTACCCCAATGCGTAGTACGGACTTTAGATCCGTAGTTGAGCCTATCCTCAACGAAGTGTTTGATGGTGTGTACGACCAACGTGCTGACGAATGGAAGATGGTCTTCCGCGAGCAAAAAGGCATCCCACGCAATTACCACGAAGAACCCGTTCTTTATGGTTTTGGCGCTGCGCCTGAACTGCCTGACGGTATGGCTGTTTCTTACCAGTCCGGCGGCGTGCTGTTCTTGCAGCGTTACCTCTACAAAGTCTACGGTCTGGCATTTAGCTTGACCAAGGTCTTGGTTGAGGACGGTGACCACATCCGTATCGGTCAAACCTATGCCAAGCACTTGGCACAGTCTTTGATTGAGACGAAGGAAACCCTGTCGGCTAACATTCTGAACCGTGCATTTAACAGTGCGTATGTTGGTGGTGACGGCGTATCGCTGATCAGCACTGCACACCCCATTGTTAGCGGCACATTCAGCAACCAGTTGAGCACGGCTGCTAACTTGTCACAGACCTCACTTGAGCAACTGCTCATTCAGATCCGCAACGCTGTTGACAACAACGGCAAGCGTATCCGTTTGACACCTAAGAAGATCGTCGCCGGTCCTTCTAACGTGTTCCAAGCTGAAGTTCTGCTCAAGAGCGTTTTGCGCACGGGCACTGCTGACAACGACATCAACCCAGTTAAGTCCATGGGCTTGCTGGCTGATGGTCAGGCCAACCTGTCACGTATCACCTCGTCTACCGCATGGTGGATTCAGACTGATGCGCCAGAGGGCTTGAAGCTGTTGATGCGTCGTGGCCTAGAAAAGTCTATGGAAGGTGACTTCGAGACTGACTCTATGCGCTACAAGGCTACCGAGCGTTACACTGTGGGTTGGACTGACCCACGTGGCTTGTACGGTACGGCTGGCGTTTAATAAGGCGGGGGACTTCGGTCCCCCTCTTTACGTTTTTTCCGGGCTTTTCCGGCGTATCTGACAGTCCCGGCTGACGTCATGCAGACAGATACCCACTAAACTCGCATGAGAGGAAATTTAAAATGGCTTCTACTACCTTCTCCGGCCCAGTAACGTCCACAAATGGCTTTATTGGTGCTTTGACCGGCAACGTAACAGGCAACGTAACAGGCAATGTTGCAGGAACTGGCCGCGTAACGCATGCCACAACCGCCGCAATCAACGCCACAGCTACAGCCACCGCAGCAGAAGTTGCTACTGGCTACATTACCTCAACTTCTGTTGGAACAGTCACCATCACGCTGCCAACAGGCACCTTGTTGGGCGCAGCTCTAAGCGCAGCTAAGGGTACAATTTTTGATCTGTATGTTGACAACACCGCAGGCGCATCTGTTGTGACTGTTGCTGTTGCCACCAACGGCATCTTGTCTAGCGGCGCGGCTGACACCCCCGGTAGCTTTGGTGACCTGACAATTGCTGCTGGCGCAACAGGCTTGGCTCGTTTCACCATCATGTTCTCCAGCGCAACGGCTTACGTGTTCACACGTACCGCCTAATAGCTTAATATTTATCTGGGGCTTGTCCCCAGATTTTAGGAGATAACCATGGCTGATAACGTAACGTCACAAACAATTCTTGACGGTGAGCGCCTGTTCATCGGCAAGTTTACTAACATTTCAGATGGCACCGGCGAAACCGCCGTTGTCAAAGTTGATGTCTCTACGCTGAGTCCTAACTCGTTCGGATTGGCGTGTAACGGTGTCAAGATCAATAAAATCTGGATGGCCGCACACGGTATGGAAGTTCGTATCCTTTGGGATGCAACCACAGACATTTTAGCTTGGCAAGTTACTTCAAACGGTCCATATTTGATGGACTTTTCGTCTTTTGGCGGTATTCCAAACAACTCAGGCGCAGGCAAGACAGGCGACATCGCTTTCACTACGCATGACGCCACAGCTGGCGACTCGTACACGATCGTGCTTGAATGCCTCAAAACCTACGCTTCCGCTTGAGATAGGGGCACGCAGTGACTGAAGAAGCCATCAAGACTGCCCGTGAGCTGGCTACCCATGCGTCTGACATCCGGCATTTGCAAGATGATATGGACAAGATGCTGGAGAGCATGAAGACCATGCAAGTAACTTTGACTGCCATTGAAAAAACATTGTCCGAAGCCAAGGGTGGCTGGAAGATGCTAATGTTGGTCGGTGGCGCTGGAGGTGCGGTTGGATCTTTTCTGACCTACCTAGCAAACGGATTGCCATCCAAGTAAACACAAAGGAAACACATCATGTCAGTTGGAAAAGTTAAAGATTTTGATTTTAAATCAGGCAAAATGACTAAAGGTCTTGCCATGGGCGGTAGTGCAAACTGCTACGCCAAAGGCGGCAAAGTCTCTGAGTCTCCACGCATGATGCGCAAAGAAGTCATGGTGCGTGAAACCGTTAAAGCGCCAGCCGCTCCACAGGGCATGCTGCGCAATCGTGGTACGTTGGGCGTTGTCGGCAACAAGAATCCGGGCGAGACGCGCATGAACACAGCGCCCAATTTGCCGGGCGACAAAATGATGATGAAAAAAGGCGGCAAAGCCATGATGGGCGGCGGCATGGCAATGTCTAAGTCAAGCAAGAATTGCTGACCTGTTTGGTCTTTCAGCAATATTGAATTATAATTTTGTCAATATAGGGCGTGCTAAGACAGCAGCCATCTGACTACTAAAATGGGGTTGGCATGGCATATTCCGGCACAGTGAGCACGACGACGTTTAACGCACTGAAAGTGGTAGACCACGCTTTCAGGCGTTGCCGTCTGCCTGCTCAAGCCATATCTGCCGAAATGCAGACGTATGCGCTAGAGTCCCTGTACTTGTTTCTGTCAGAGCTGGCAAGCATCAAAACACCAAGCTGGTGTATTGAGAAGATGATTCTTCCCATGTATGAGAACCAGCCCATCGTCACGCTGCCTAACGGCACGGTTGAAGTTCTCAACCTGAACTACCGCACCATCCAACCGGTGACAGGTGCAACGACAACAACCTCGACGTCATACACAGTTAACTTCACCTCTCAGACTACGGTAAATACGGTGGGCATTGAGTGGTCAGGCGCATCAACTCCGCTAACTTTTCAAGTCAGCACTAACGGAACCGTTTGGGTGACTGTTGGAACTTACACAGGTACAGCGGTTGCAGGTGATATTACTTGGACTGACATTTCGGGAGCGTTGGCCTATCAGTATTTCAGGATTACCTCTACGGCAACTTTTAACTATGCTGTGGTGAGCCTTGGCAACATGCCCCAAGAGATCCCGCTCGGGCAGTTGAACCGAGACAGCTACGTCAACCAGAGCAACAAGGTGTTCCCCGGACGCCCCAGCAACTACTATTTCCAGCGTGACTTGCCGCAACCGGTGGTAAGTCTATGGCCTGCGCCTTTCTCGGCGGCTGAGCAGGCTCAGTTGGTGCTCTGGCGGCATCGTCAGATCATGGACACAGCAAACCTACAGCAAGACGTAGAAGTGCCTCAGCGGTGGCTCAATGCGATTGTTGACAACTTGTCAGCAAAGGTCGCTTTTGAGACCGCACAGGTAGACGCGCAACTTTTGCCCGTGCTTGAGCAAAAAGCCGCCGCGAGCTTACAGCGTGCGTGGGACGGAGACAATGATGGCTCGCCCATCCAGATCAACCCCGGCATTGGGGTGTACACAAGATGAGCGTCTTTCTTGACCCAAGCGGACAGGCCACGTATGGTATTGCCATATGCGGTAGGTGCTCGCGCAAGATGCTACTTGCTGAGTTGTCGCCCGATCCGAATTACCCCGGCCTGATGGTTTGTGAGGAAGACCGAGATGAGTACGACCCGTACCGCCTTGCGCCTCGTCGCCCTGACCAGATTGTCCTTCCGTTCAACCGCCCTGACACACCGATTAACACTCACCCCGCTGGTGTAATTCAAGAAGCTGGTGATGAGTTCTTCATTACTGAAGACGGTGACGGCTATCTGGAGTTCTAAATGTCTGATGTACCTAGTAATCTAATACCGACCAGAATTACGCAACTGCCAGTTGCGCCGGTAGCTGATGCAAACAGCTTGATGATGATTGTCTATCAAGGCAACAATTATCAAATTCGCGTGGGCGACTTGCTCAGCGTTGCTGGCGTGCCTGTAACCACGCAAGTGATTGCCGGTACGGGCATGACCGGTGGCGGTCAGTTGACGGGTAATGTGACCTTGAGCATTGCCAACGGTGGTGTAGGTTCTACTCAACTTAATGCAACTGGCGTAACTTCTGGCGTGTACGGTAACGCTACAAATATTCCAGTTTTTACCGTTGACACAAATGGTCGCGTGACCGCTGCAACCACAGTTCCGGCCACCATTTCTGGCTACGTTCCGACTACGACCCAAGTTATTGCTGGCAACGGCTTGACAGGCGGCGGTGCGCTTAATGGCAACGTCACCCTTGCAGCAAGCTACAGCGCAAGTGCGCCTGAATTTGGTTTTCAATCCGGCTCTGCTGGCGCAGCAAACACTTTAGCTCGTAGCGACCACAAGCACCCTGCGGTTGACTTGTCTAATGATGATCAAGTAGACAATCTTCTTGGGTTGGGCAATGGCGGTACAGCAAAAAGTTTGGTAGCTGCGGCTGGCGCTATTGTTTGGTCTGGTGCTGACGGTCTGTACATTGGCCCTGTTGGGCTTTCAGGTCAGGTGTTGGTCTCTGGTGGTACAGGAGCGCCTACGTGGGGTTCTGCGCTGATTGTTTCTGATCAGGCTGCTAATGTGGTCTACGCTGGTCCTGCGGCGGGTGCTGCGGCTCCTACCGGCTTTAGATCGTTAGTCAACGCTGACTTGCCAGCCTCGGGCGTGGCGGCAAACACCTACGGCTCAACCACGGCCATCCCTGTGTTGACGGTCAACGCTAAAGGCGTGATCACAAGCGCCACAACTGCAAGTTTTACTGGCGGCTTGTCGTACCAAGGATCTTGGAATGCATCGACCAACACGCCTACATTGACTTCTAGTGTTGGTGTAAACGGCTACTACTACATTGTTTCCGTTGCTGGCTCTACCAATCTGAATGGCGTGACTGACTGGCAGGTCGGTGACTGGGCTATCTTTAACGGCTCCACATGGCAAAAGATTGACCAGACCAACTTGGTCAGTTCTGTCAACGGTCAAACGGGCGTGGTCAGTATTGCTTACGCAGATTTGGCCGGTACTATTCCAACTTGGAACCAGAACACAACGGGTACTGCTGCAGGTTTGTCTACAACATTGGCTATTGGTTCTGGCGGAACAGGACAAACGACTGCAAGTGCAGCGTTTAATGCTTTGTCGCCAATCACCACGACCGGCGACCTGATCCTTGGAACTGGCGTCAACACTGCAAGTCGATTGGCAATTGGAGCTAATGGTTATTTGCTGACATCTAATGGAACCACAGCATCATGGGCGGCGGCTCCTGCGGCGGGTGTGACCTCGTTTGCAGGCGGGACTACAGGGTTAACCCCAGCGTCTGCCACGACTGGTGCAATCACTTTAGCTGGCACATTGATTGTTGGTAATGGTGGTACCGGTGCGACAACCTTGACGGGCTATGTCAAAGGCGCGGGTACAACCGCGTTAACAGCGTCAGCAACAATTCCAAACACAGATATTACGGGTTTGGGAACCATGTCTACGCAGAATGCAAACTCTGTGGCTGTGACAGGTGGCGCTATTGACGGGACAGCTATCGGTGTAACAACTGCATCAACCGGTGCTTTTACAACAGTTTCTGCCTCAGGTGTTATTACATCAACGGTGACAACTGGAACCGCCCCGTTCACCGTAGCTAGCACAACTCAAGTAGCAAACTTAAACGCAGCCACAGCTGGAACCGCAGGTAGCGCAACAACAGCAACTAATCTTGCAGGCGGTGTGGCGAGCCAGATACCTTATCAAACAGGTTCAGGGGCAACAGCTTTCATTGCTAACGGAACAGCGGGTCAAGTCTTGACGTCTGCAGGAACCGGTGCACCTGCATTTGGCGGTATCTCAGGAGGCACATTCTAATGATTGAAGACCTGATTGAGCGCATGTTCCACGCTAGAAATGCAGCTCACATTGCGCACTGGAAAACCAAGTCCTATGCCGAGCACAAGGCTCTTGGGCACTATTACGAGGATGTGATCGAGAAACTTGATGACTTGATTGAGGCCTACCAAGGCACTTTTGGCATCATCGGCAGCGTAGCCGAGCAGGAAAAAAACGTCTCCAAAATGATCCATGACGATATAATTTGGCTTAACGAAAACCGTGGCAAAGTTGCTCAGGGTGTTCCAGCCTTAGAGAACATCGTTGATGAACTCACAGGGATGCACATGAGAACCCTTTACAAACTTGAAAACTTGAGGTAACACTATGGCAGCGTCAGGCTTCACACCCATTCAACTCTATCGCACTACGACAGGGGCGGCTGTGCCTTTGGCGGCTGACTTGCTCCCCGGTGAGCTTGGCTTTAACATTGCCAACACCGACATGGCGCTGTACGCCGAAAACGCATCAGGCACTGTTACGCGCATCATGAACAATCCTGCTGGATTGAAGTACCCCACGGCTGATGGCACAGCAAATCAAGTCATTAAAACTGACGGTGCTGGCAACCTCGCCTTTGTAACCCCTGCAAGCGGAGCTACCAAAGGTCAGGCTATCGCTTTTTCGATTATCTTTGGCCTGTAAGGAGTCATCATGGCAAACCCAAATATTGTTAACGTAACGTCCATCCTTGGCACGACAACGTACCTCACCCCCGCGAACACCACGGCCAACACCCTGCTGTCCAACGCTGCATCGTCTGGTCTGGTCTTCAAGATCAACCAGATCGTGTGCGCGAATGTGAACGGCACTTCTGCTGTGAACGCAACCGTGGCGATCAACAACGCTGCTGCTGGTGCTGGTACGAACTTCCCTGTCATCTCTACGATTGCAGTGCCAGCCAGTGCGTCTGTGATTGCGGTGGACAAGACAACGGCCATCTACCTGATGGAGAACTCATCCATCGTGGTGACTTCTGGTACATCGAGCGGCATCACTTACACAATCAGCTACGAATCTATCGCTTCTTAAAATTGGAGTAGCCCGTGAGCATACGCCAATACAATCTAGGCAGCATCGTCAAGCCGGGGTTTAATCCTCTGGCTGCGCCTACGCCATCGTATACGTATTACATGTATAGCTGGGGTCTAAATTCTTTTGGACAGTTAGGTCTTGGTAACATTACAGATTACTCTTCGCCTAAACAAGTTGGGTCTTTAACTAATTGGTCTACAGGCGGAACTAATACAGGAAGAGCAACACTTTTTGTTAAAACAGACGGCACTCTTTGGGGATGGGGAAAAAATGATGTTGGGCAACTTGGTTTAGGAAATCTAACTAATTATTCTTCGCCTAAACAAATTGGCGCATTGACCGCTTGGTTAAATGTTGCAAATGGTTATAGATTTTCTTCTGCTGTTAAAACTGATGGCACTTTATGGTCGTGGGGGCAAAATAACCAAGGTCAACTTGGTCTAGGCAATGCCACAACGTATTCATCTCCAAAACAAGTTGGTGCTTTAACTGCATGGTTAAAAAGTACGGCTGGTAATTATTTTTCTTTAGCTATTAAAACAAACGGTACGTTGTGGTCATGGGGCGCTAACAACAATGGTCAGCTTGGTCTTGGAAATACTACTAACTATTCTTCCCCTAAACAAGTTGGTGCATTAACTAATTGGTTAAGTATTACTGCTGGAGAGTACAGTTGCATAGCAATTAAAACTGATGGCACACTTTGGAGTTGGGGAAAAAATAACTATGGTCAATTAGGATTTGGCAATACAACCTATTATTCTTCGCCTAAACAAATTGGCGCTTTAACTACGTGGAGCAAAGTAAGCGGCAGTTCTCAGGTTACTGCGGCAATTACTACGGCTGGCGCATTATTTACGTGGGGCCGTGGACAATTTGGTCAAACTGGGTTGGGGAATACGACTTCATATTCTTCACCAAAACAAGTTGGCTCTCTTACCAACTGGTCTGTAATAAATGCAGTAAACATTCATTGTCTTGCTGTAAAAACTGATGGCACTTTATGGTCGTGGGGTAGAAATGCAAATGGTCAGTTAGGGCTTGGAAGCACTGTAGATGTGTCATCTCCAACGCAAGTTGGCGGGTTAACCACGTGGGGTACGCCGTATACCGGCTCAAATTACTCCTACGCTCTCTTATACTGAACATATTATGCCAGTCTCATACCCATACACCCAATACTCAGGCATCTGGACAATGCAACAGGTGAACTCTGCTATATCTGCGGGGACTTGGCCTGCCGCGCCGGGGCCAGCGTTGTTTAGTTGGGGCTGGAATAATTCTGGCGCATTAGGTCTTGGCAATACAACAAACTATTCATCACCCAAGCAAATAGGATCTTTAATTGTTTGGGATAACGTATCTACCGACAATAGGGCAAGTAAAGCCATTAAAACTGATGGCACACTATGGACTTGGGGTGTAAATAATTACGGACAACTAGGTCTTGGAAATACCACATCCTACTCAAGCCCTAAACAAGTTGGCGCGTACACTAATTGGCGTAGCACTGCCGGTTTATATGAGGGTTCAACTATAGCCATTAAAACTGATGGCACTCTATGGTCATGGGGTAATAACTTTTATGGAGCTTTAGGTCTTGGCAACACAACCTCTTATTCATCCCCTAAACAAGTTGGTGCGCTAACTACATGGCTTAATATTGCTGGCGGGAATACGCATGCCATAGCCGTAAAAACTGACGGCACTTTATGGACATGGGGCCAGAACAACTTAGGACAATTGGGCTTAGGAAATACCACAAATTATTCCTCACCTAAACAAGTAGGCGCGTTAACTACGTGGTTAAATTTGGTGGCTGGGGCATACTTTACTTTAGCCATTAAAACAGACGGAACCCTTTGGTCATGGGGGCGCAACCAAAATGGGCAATTGGGTCTTGGTAATACAACCTATTATTCAAGCCCAAAGCAAGTTGGAGCTTTAACTACTTGGCTAAAAGGCTCTTCGGATAATGAATTTTCAATGGTCACTAAAACAGATGGCACATTGTGGGGGTGGGGCGAAAATTCCCAAGGCCAACTTGGTCTTGGTAACATTACAAGCTACTCTAGCCCCAAGCAAGTTGGTTCATTGACTACTTGGTCAAATGTGGCGGTTGGCATATATTACACGCTTGCCACCACAACAAACGGTACTTTGTATGCTTGGGGTGGAAATAATTTTGGTCAGCTAGGCTTGGGAAATACAACTAATTATTCAAGCCCAAAACAAGTTGGATCATTAACTACGTGGCTTAGTATTTCAGCAGGTAGGTACAGTA